CTATTACAAAGACTGTTAAATCTTAAAATTAAAAATTACCTAAAATGAAAACAATAAAAATAGCTAATGCGGACATACCAGTTAAGTTTGGTATGTTCGTTTTAGGTACATTTTTAAGGGAGAGGAACCTTAAATTAAGTGACCTCTCCCTCCTTGGCGAAGACCTCCTATTTGCTCTTGAACTTGCCTTTGCAGGTGTACAGGCAGGTTACAAGGCGAAAGGGGAGAAGTGTCCATATACCTTAGAAAAGTTTTGCGACTTAGTAGATTTGGATAAGGGAGGGATAAACCGGATAACGGAGCTGATAACAAATGAGATTTCAGTACCAGAAGATCCAGAAAGAAAAAACGAGATAGCGGAGGAGGTGAGTTAACACTTGATTACATCGAAAGATTTTGTTTTGGAGTCCTTAGATTCCATCCTCCGCAATACTATGAGATGACACTAAGAGAGGTTATTATAGCTATGCAAGGTTATAATAATCAATTTGAAATAGAGCAGCAATTTGAGTGGGAACGTGCCAGGTGGCAAACAACACTTTTATTGAATGTTCATACGGCAAAAGGCAAATCAATTAAGCCTAAAGATTTAATTGAGTTTCCATGGGAGAATGATAATCCAAAACCAACTAAAAGAAGTTTGACAGAAGTTGACAAGTCAATTTTTGACAAATGGGATAAAGAGTAATAATGGCAATAGGTAAACTGAATTTAAAACTTGGCATTGATGTTAGCAACCTTGAGAAAGAACTTGGCAAGGTTGAGCGTGCGATGTCAAGATTTGGCGGACAAATGCAATCTATCGGCAGCACTATGACGCAGTCTATAACTCTGCCATTGCTTGGTGTCGGTGCAGCTTCATTGAAAGCATTTGCCGACATGGAAAAGTTGGAGAATGGATTGATTGCCATTATGGGTACAAGTGAAGGAGCAAAGGAAGAGTTGGATAAGTTGCGTAAAGTTGCAGAGAATCCTGGTCTTGCATTGCCTCAAGTTGTACAGGCTTCTGCCTCTTTACAATCAGTAGGAATGTCTGCCGATGCTGCAAGGGAAACTATAACACAGTTTGGTAATGCCGTAGCGAGATCGGGAGGAGGTGCAGAACAGTTTAGCGGAGTTACATTAGCTTTAAGTCAGATAAGCGCGGTTGGTAAAGTTACACAGGAAGACCTTAATCAGATAAAAGAAAGGCTACCGGAGTTTGCCAGAGTGATGAAAGAGGAATTTGGAACGGTGACTGCGGAAGGAATAAGAGCAATAGGTGTAAGTAGTGAGGAATTTATAACGCGCTCTGTATCTGCATTAGCAAAGTTAGAAAGGGCGCAAGGTGGATTAGGTAATACTTTTGATAATTTAAAAGATAATGTAACTGCCTCTTTAGCAGAATTTGGCAAGGCTATAAATGAATCATTAAATCTACAAGCCGTTGCAGAAAGTTTAAGTAAATATATTCAAGGATTAGTAGATGGATTTAAAGCCCTTAATCCAGAGACACAAGGCTTTATCGTAAAGGCTGCTTTAGTGGCTGCATCTATCGGGCCCATTATATTTATAGTAGGAAAATTAATAAGTACATACGGTGCTTTGGCAGGAGCCTCAAAATTAATAGTACAAGCAATAGGAAATATAAGTAAAGCATTTAGCTATTTAGCTGCCAATCCAATGATTTTAGTAGTTACTGCCTTAATTGCTGCTATTGGTGCTATTGCATTATATGTTTATGATAACTGGCAAGCCTTCACAGATAGATTTAAAAATATATGGATAAACATTAAAAACTCCGTAATGGAAGGAGTAGCTAATGTTTTAAAAAATATTGATTATCTACAGAAAGCATTAGGATTAAATTTATTTAATCTTGATGGTTTAACATCTTATCAAAAGGAACAAAGAATAGTAGCTACAGAGTTTAAAAGTATTGGAGATACAGTTGATAGTTTAAAAGGCAAACTTGCTTCATTATTTACAACTGGTGCAAAAGCAACTGGTGGCGGTGGAGGTATTACTGTGCCAACTTTGCCGACAGAACCAAGTGCTACTACTCCAACAGGTGCAGGTGCAGGTGGAGCAGGTTCTGCTGCATCAATGGGTGCAGGTTTAGGTGTTATAGGTCTTTTACCGACTTTAGATTTACTTCCAGATAAATTAGAAAGTATATCAGCTGCAAACGAAAGATTAAAACAAACAAACGAAGATGTAGCTAATTCTTTTACTAAAATTACGCCAGTGGCAAAAAGTGCCTATGATTCATTAGGGCAAGGTCAACAAATTATTGCTGCCAGTATATTAAGTTTTGGTGAATTGGCTGCAAGTGGATTTGAAAGTATGAAGGAACTTGCAGCAGCTGTACGAAAAAGCATTGCTGATATAATTGCTAATTTTATTAGAATGTATGTAGCAAAAGCATTAGCATCTTTACCATTATCACCTTTTATGGTGGCTATTGCTCCTGCTATTGCTGCTGCTGCTGGTGGTGTAGCAAGGTCATTAATAATGAAGATTGGTGCTCCCAAACTTGCTGAAGGCGGCTTGGCATTTGGGCCCACAATGGCAACTGTTGGAGATAACAGGAACAGTCGTGTAGATCCGGAAGTAATTGCTCCTCTATCAAAGTTAAAATCAATGATGGGAGACATGGGCGTAGGTGGCACACTGGAGACAAGGATAAGCGGAAATGATTTAATTATATTGTTAAATAGGTCTCAAAAGGGATTAAGTAGAATACAATAATGGCTGTAAGGTTTGAAACGACTGTATATAATGAGAAAGGTAGAAAGATTAATGTTGCCATAAAAGACAATGTCTTTTCGGGCATGACATATTCATTTGATACTATTAGCCTGTCATTACAATACGATAGCGAAAGCCAACAAGGAGCTGAAAGATTTACTCCTATTATCGGATCATCCTGCAATTTATCATTACTTATAAATAATAACGATTTACAGACTTTACTTCTTGATATTGGATTAGCAGTTGAGGGTAGGTTTACAATGCATTTAACTGCGTACGAAGATGACAATACAACAGTATCATTTAATTGGTATGGTTATATAGTTACAGATTTAGTTCAATTTGAAGACATCCCTTTGTCTATTGGTTATGTTGCTCAAATATCTGCCATTGATGGTTTAGGATGGCTAAAAACATTGGATTACAAAAGTGCAGTAGGTCCTTACAATGGACAAGACACAGTAGTACAACATATTTTAAACTGCCTTAATCAATTAGATTTTGTACAGAGTGAATTGGTGGCAAATAGTCTGCCAGTGCTGCACACTGTTTTTAATTGGAATGAGAATACTACAGCCTACAATGCTGATAATGATTACGCATTATTGACAGTAATACAGCATAGGGCATTTTATCATAAGGATACAAAAAACAACTACATATATCAAAGTTGCTACGATGTTTTAAAAAAGATATGTCAAACCTTTGGCGCAAGATTAATATTTTCTGGTAATCAATATTGGTTTATACAAGTTAATGAATACACAAGAAATCCTTCAGCTCACAGATATTTTAAATATAGTGCATTAGGCGTACAGGCATCTGGTACATTTACTTTTGATTTTACCATGTCTAATATACAGACTAATTTACCAGGAAGTGATTTAATGAGATTAAGCGGAGGTAAATGGACATATTATCCTGCACTAAAAAATGTAGTTGTTAGATACAATCACTTTGCTAAACAAAACTTATTAGCCGGAGTAGAATATAACTATGCTACTAATGCCACACCAATAACAACTATCACTCCGACATTAGACGCTACAAATGCAGATGCAAGATTATCATACACAGGAATACTTGGTTTTTATGCCCAGGCTTTAAATCCTGTAAACTTTGAGCCTTTTCAATTTGTATTTGCTGTAAAGGTAGCATCTATTATTAATAGCTTTCCATTGCAAGGTTTTGCCGATGCTAACTGGACATTGGGCAGCGGTTGGTTTATTAATAATGGAATACTTGAAGGTACAATAATAGCAACGGTAGCATACTACACTACTTTTACAGTTACATCTGGTAGAAAGTATTATGTTAAAATTAAAGTTGATATTGAAAATAGTGGTAGCCTTAGACTACGTTTAGGTGGTGTTACAAAAACAATTACAGAAAGTGGTGATTATGACTATGTAATTTTATCAACTAACACAGATACATTACAATTAGATAGTTTATCATCTCCAGGTTTTACTGGCAAAATTAAATCATTACAGGTAAAGCAGGAAAATAAGTATTTAAAAAGAAATGTAAATTACACAAGTGGATTCAACTTTCAGTTAGAAGCTGCAAGTTGGGAAAATACATTTTACGAATATGAGTTTAATACGGAAACAATAACAGCAGATGCTGCTTTTGTTGCTTATAAAACTATCACATTTGATACCTTAGACATTCCAGAGAGTGCAGAGTATGTATGGGAGATGCGCTTAAAAAATATGAGAAATGAGGCAGGAACAAATGTGTCTGGTAATTTTAGTATATCATATTTATTAAGCAGTAATTATCTTGAATTTCTTCCTACTGGTGCAGTCTCTGGGCAAAGTGACATCCTTGAATATGGCTCTGACAATGACGATAAATCATCCACTATATTTAGCCTTGACACATACCTTGGCGATGGGCCGAGTAAAACAACGGATGGAGGATTAAAAGTATTAGAATCTGGCACCTATGAAAATAGCAGCTCATGGGATGTTAGCAGCGGATCAGGCTTTAACAATGTCACACAATTATTAGTAAATGAAGTAATACGCGGACAACTTACACCAAAGTTGCGCATGGTTGATATGCCATTCCAAAATTTATCAGTTGACAATCCATATCTTCCTCACAAGGTCATAGAATATTCATCTGGATATTACGTTTTTGAAAGAGGTAGTTTTGATTTAAAAACAGAGATTTGGCAAGGTGATTACTTTAAAATAGAATTGGATGCCTAACTATACAGAAAGAACAGTATTATCAAAACCTCGTGATTTTAACGAAGTAGCCAACAATGCAGGCAGTGGCGGTGTAGTAAATAATAATGTCACAGAAACAATAAATAATGTTACAGTAAATGGCTCTGCCGTATCAATATTCAATCAAGAATTTATTGCAGCTTCATCCAATGTTTTAACCTGGACACAAAATAATGGAGTTTTACCAGTAACTAATTTAAATGCTGCTATCCATGTTTACCAAAATGGTCAGAAATTAATAGACAGTCAATATGTAATAACGGCACCTGCTACTATTACGATAGATATTAACACACATTACGATGGAAGTAATTACATTGTATTTGCAATAAACATAATATAATGGAAGAGATAAAAGCACCAAAGAAAGAAAGGAAATTTTTAAAAGCCATTGGAAACATTGCCAAGGTTTTAGCCAATGAATTAATAATGGGCATTGGGCGCAAGTTTATCGGCAAAGCTATTGACAAAGTAGGCAACAAACGGCAAGGACTTGTTATTGCATTTCTTTTGGTGGCAGGCTTATCTTATGCCTCTATTGATTCCATACCCTACCCAATAACAGGCAACAAGCAAAGACTTGGTTTTAATACTTCTGGAAACGGGTTGGTTTGGAGAGGTCTTGCTTCTGATACAGTAACTAAGCCGACAAGCTATGCAGATAAAAATGTAAAAGCCTATTTAGTCTTAGATAGTTTAACGGGAAGTATATATGTTTGGAAACAAGGCGCATGGGCATCTTTAGTAGGTGGCGGATCATTTACGCAGCCTGTTGACTCATTATTTTTTGATACAAGTGTTTCCCCTAACAATGTTGACACGGCTAAAATGCGATGGGATTATGAGTTAGGTACGGTTGTACTGGGAATGTATGATGCTGTGCCCAATGAAATAGGATTTAAAAACTTTTGGCTTGTCAAGAATCAGACAGGCTCAACCATTACAAAAGGAAGTCTTGTTTATGCTAATGGCACGGTTGGAGCAAGTGGCAGAATAACAGTTGCAAAGTTCATAGCAAATGGCACAATAGATGCAAAATTGCTATTAGGAATAACCGCACACGATTTAACTAATGGAGAAGATGGCTATGTTATTTCCTTTGGCAAGATAAGACAAGTTAACACCGATACATTTGCGGCTGGTGCTATTCTTTATCCTTCGCCAACTACTGCTGGTGTTTGGACAGATGTTGAGCCTATTGCTCCAAACATTGATATGCCTATTGGCTTTTGTATAAATTCATCTTCAAACAATGGTACAATTTCAATTCGTGTGGCATCGGGTTATGCATTGCATGAGCTTCATGATGTTGCAATCACGTCACCTTCTGCAAACGCAAGTTTATATTATAAAAGTGGATTATGGCGAGACACAACGCCAACACTTTTAGTAAGTGACACGGCTGCAATGTTAGCCAACTACGCAACTAAAGCATACGCAGATACAACTGGTCGATTATATGCAAGACAGGATTATACCACAGGCGTAACAACGTCAACTTTAACTTGGACACAAACAGACACTTTAATTCCTGGGGGAGTTACCTTTATTCAAGTGTATCGCAACGGACAAATCTTATTACCTTCTCAATACACCGTACCAACGTCAACAAGCGTGGTTATTTCAGCTTCATCATTTAAAGTTAACGATAATTACACGGTAATTTTTCCCCGTGGTGGTGGTGCTGGTTCCGGTGGAGGATCTGGAAGCCTTACTTCAATTTCAGGCGGAACGGGAATAATAGTTAATCCTAATCCAATAACAACCACGGGCACAGTATCGGCTGACCTTTCTGTATTAATGGAATTAACCGATACGACTTTATTAAACCTTACTTCCAGATTTGCATCAAAATTAAACTCAGCTGACACGGCTTCATTATCAAATAGAATAGATGCAAAAGGAACGGGCACGGTTACAAGTGTAGGTTCAGGCTTCGGCTTGCTTGGAGGAACAATAACAACGACGGGAACTTTGCGTTTAGATACGTCAACCATATACGCAAGGTTACAGGATTCAATAAACGTTGCCATTGGTGGCGATACCATAAAGATTTTAAAACAAGAATATCAACCAGCCTTATCAAGTGTTTTGACGTGGACAATAACGCCTAAATTTCCTATCCAATTAAAGGCTTATATTTTGGTATTTAGGAATGGACAACTTTTAAACAATGACCAGTATAATTTAACTGACACAAATAAAATTACCATTGTTTCGACATCTTTTAAAGTAGGTGCTAATTATACGGTTGCAACGGTTAGCGGTATTGGTTCGGTCGGTTCGGCTCAAGGAGGAAATCCAATCTATCCAGAGGCAGGCATTGCACTATCTACGGGCACAACTTGGGCATCTTCAATCACAAATAATTCGAGTAATTGGAATACCGCATTTACCGACAGACTAAAATGGGATGGAGGTAGCACTGATTTAATTGCATCTACAGGTCGAACAAGTTTAGGAGGTTCGACTATTGGACAGTCAATATTTACATTAACTAATCCTTCAGCCATTACTTTCCCAAGGTTTAATGTTGACAATAGTGTTTCGGCTTTATCTGCTACTGACTTTCGTACAGCCATAGGAGCAGGAGTAGGAAGTGGTAATGGTACTGTAACAAGTGTAACGGTTTCCGCAACAAGTGGAAATCCTTTATCTATTTTAAATACAACTACCACTCCAATCATTGAATTATTAAGTGCAACAAGTGGAAGAAATGGGTATTTAACCTCAACGGATTGGACTACATTCAATAATAAACAAAGTGCTTTAGGATTTACTCCAGCAAATAGCACAATCACCATAGGAACAACCGCACCATTACAAGGTGGAGGAAATTTGACGGGAGATAGAACTATATCTATTTTATCTGCATCTCAAACTCAAAGCGGTATAGTAACCACAACTTCACAATTATTTGGTGGTAGTAAAGTTTTTAAAAATCGTGTGACTATTGATTCCCTATTATTTCTAAATACTACAACTGATATACCAACTCAAATACTTGGATTAAACACAACTAGTGGAGTAAATTCTGTTGGTAGATTTACTTTAGGTTCTGGATTAAATATAACTTTAGGTGGCACATTACAAGCTGATACTTCATTTTTATTTACGCAGTCCGATACTTTAAGCCTTAACCTTACTTCCAGATTTGCGGCAAAGCAAAACACATTAACCAACCCAGTTACTGGCACAGGAACAACAAACACTTTGCCATTATTTACAGGCACATCTACATTAGGTAATTCTGTCATTCAAGAAAGCAGCGGAAATATTGGGATTAATACTACTCCTTTTGCCTCATTGACTTTAGGTCAGGGTAAAAATATAATGTTAGATGCAAGTTCAAATAATGTGCCGCGGTTATTATTTTACGAAACAAATGCAAGAAATGAAAACGACGTCCAATTTGGTGCAAAAATACAATACAATTCCCCGAGTGATAGATTAGAATTTGTAATGCGCGATTCATTCTCAGCCGACCCAAGTGGCGATGAATTGGCAATTTCAATTGTAAGACAAACGGGAAATGTTACTATTCATAAACCAACAACTTTGTCAAGTACACTTGCTGTTCAAAGTGATATAACCGAAAACGGCAACAATGTTCTTACAAGTGCGGATACTACAACAATGTTAGCGCCGTACATTGAACGTGGCGACACGGCTACAATGCTAAATCCTTATTGGAGGTCTGGAAGATTTTCGGGAACATTGCCTATTGCCAACGGTGGAACTGGTGCGGAAAGTGCATCGGTGGCAAGAACTACTTTGGCGGTTGGTTATCTATTCATTGAAGTAACTGCAGGTACAGTTGCTACACTTACAAGTAATAGAGTATCTCTTGTAAATACAGGAGGATCTTTAACAACACAATTAGATTTAACGACTGCAACTAATGGAAGAATGTACATGATTAAAAACCTTGCAAGTGGAACAATTGTCAGCACGGCATCAAATGTAATACCTTTTAACGGTGGTTCGGCTGGTACTGCAATTTTAGGCGCTGGTAACGTTACCCCTCAATGGTGTACATTAGTTGCAGATGGTACAAATTGGCATATAATGCAAAGAAATTAAAAACATAAACATGAAACAACTCCTTTTCCTCTTCCTCTTCCTTTTGCCTTGTCTTGCATGGGCACAGTACCCGAGCAATGGTAATCAAAAGATAACGCTCGGAGAACAGAGTACTGCCGATGGGCTGGTGTATCGAGGCTTAGCGGCTGACACAAATGTCATTACACCATTTAGCGATACAAGTGCGTACATCATTCTTGATACGGTAAACAACAGGTTTTTTCATTATAAAATAAATACAAATGTTTGGAGCGTGGCAGGTGGCGGTGATACAACATCCATAGCATACGTTAACACTTATGGCGCACAAACGGTAAATGGTGCTAAGACATTAACCTCAAATTTAATTTTAAAAAACAGTCAAGAGCCATCAAGGGCAGCGATTGTCACCACGCAAGGCTTTGCAGCTGATACGACAAATTGGACGCGTGGCACAGGTTGGACATTTAACGGAACACAGGCAGTAGCAACGGCAGCAACGGGAGATTTAACTTACACGCCTTCATTAACCGTTACAAGTGGCAATGCGTATGAAATTACATACACGCTTACAGGTTATACAGCTGGAACATTAACAGTAGCTTTTGGTAATGTGAGTTTAGCTTTACCAACACAAAATGCAACGGCAAACGTAATTTTATTATTACCAACAATCGCAACAGGTGGTTTTCGATTTACTACTTCATCATTTACGGGAAATCTTGACGATATTACAGTCGTCCAAATATCAAATCCTGCGCCTGTTTTATTTGCAGGGCAAGACGATGGATCTGCAACTTTGTATAGTTCATTAAGAATGCCAAATAGCACAACATTTGCTTTTGGTGGAGGTGCAATTTATACAACAGGAAGTAATAATGCAGCTATTGGTGTAAATGCACTTCGAGCTAATACAACAGGAAGTAACAATGTAGCAAATGGTCAAAGCGCACTTCAAAATAATACAAAAGGTATTAGTAATGTTGCTAATGGTGTAAGTGCACTTCGAGCTAATACAACAGGAAGTAATAATGTGGCTAATGGTGCAGGCGCACTTCTAAATAATACAACAGGAGATGGTAATGTTGCTAATGGTCAAAGCGCACTTCAAAATAATACAACAGGTTCTGAAAATATAGCTAATGGTGTAAATGCACTTCTAAATAATACAACAGGAAATCTTAATGTTGCTAATGGCTCAAGTGCACTTCGAAATAATACAACAGGAAGTAAAAATGTTGCTAATGGTGTAAGTGCACTTCGAGGTAATACAACAGGAAGTAATAATATAGCTACTGGTGAAAGTGCACTTTATAACCCCAGCGAATCATTGACAGGCTCAGATAATATTGCGATAGGTGCATTTGCAGCTGATAATATTAGGTCTACAGCCACTCGCAACGTAGTTATTGGCAGTTACCTTGATTTACCTGTTCAAGATGGCTCATATCAAGGTGTTTATCAAAATGCTTTATTTATAACAGGTGCAAGTGGCACGGGAACAACCATAGCAGGTAATGTAGGTATAGCCGTTAACACTCCTACCGCACGCCTTCACCTTGTAGCAGGCACGGCAACGGCATCCACCGCACCATTAAAATTTACAAGTGGTGTTAATCTTACAACCGCTGAGGCTGGATCGATGGAATTTAATGGAACAAATCTTTTCTTTTCCCCATCTACAACAAGACACACAGTCAACCACGGATTAACAGGTTCAGCAACATTGAATTTTCCATCAACTACAACTTTGTTATCAGCTGATTTAACAATTACAGTAACAGGCGCGGCAGACGGTGACGTTGTGTCCCTTGGCGTTCCCAATGGTGCTGTGAATGCAAATACGTGTTATACTGCATGGGTATCAACCGCAAACACGGTGACGGTAAGATTTAATAATTATTCAAGTGGTACAGTTGACCCAGCTTCAGCATTATTTAAAGTATTCGTAACAAAATAAATTTATCATAATGAAAAGAATTATTTATTTCATAGCCTTGTTTTACTCCAGCTTTACAATGGCTCAAAATCAGGTTTTTGATACGACTTATGTTTTGCCGTTAAACGGAAAATTTTACTTAGTAAACAGAATTGAGTATGATGATGAATCTTACTATGAAAAAATGACAATGATTGGTGACACGGCTCAATTTTACTTATCAGCGTTGCAAAAGTTTGAAAGCACGGCAAACAGTTTTGCCAACTTTGTGAATGGTTCATATTTTTATGGCAAGGAAACAACTGGAGCGATAAGGGAGAATGCAGGCATTGAATCAATCACGGGCAAAAGTCCTATTGATACATTGGGCGTGCGTACCTTTGAATTTCTTTCAAATGATAAGTTTAAATGGGTTATTAACAACGTTCCGATTACATTTACAATCACGGCAAATAAGGTACTAAGATACACAGTGGAAGCAACGGCGGCGCGGACAATGTTTGGATTTGGAAAGAATATGATACGCCTTACAAGTTACCCAACGACAGGTAGCTTTCTTGATTTGTATTGGGATGAAGGGAGAAAATTATACGTTTCACAGGATGGTAAAATAAACCTCCGAAGAATATCTGCAACACGATGAAAACAACTTTAATCAATCTTTTGCACCTTGGGTGGGAAAAAATAACATACGCCATTTGTTGCGGCTGGATATTTTCATTTTTTGTTCCGATTAAAGGATTTTTGATTTTTACAATCTTCGTTGTTTTTGCGGACATGGGAACGGGAATCATGGCTGCAAAAAAGGAAGGGCAAAAGATAAATAGCCGTGGACTTTATCGGACAATAGAAAAAATAGTAGTGTATTTTTGTGCTATCCTTATTTTTGAAGGTGCAAGAAATACTTTTAGCCTTCCTTTTAACATTACATACATGGCAGCGTTTTTAATTGCAACGGTGGAGTTATATTCCATTTCGGAAAATATAAAACGTATCACGGGTGTAAATCTGGGCGTTTTAATCACACGTTTTTTTAATCGTTAAAATAAATAATATGCAGACTAATTTAAAAGAAGCATTAAAAAGTGCAGACGGAATAAAATCACCAATGGGTGACATCGCTTGTTACTCAATGAACTTTGCGGAACTTGCAAGTGAAATTAATGTTCATCTTGAGGGAAACAAAGTGAAATTTACTTGGCGTGAATATATCCAACTTGCTCAAATCATTTGGGATAAAATTAAAGAAACAAGCCGCGAATGTGCTGGGAAGGAGATTGAAGTAAAATTACCTGCAAAGCTATCATTGATAAGCGCGGCTTTTGCCCTTATTGGTTTTAAATTATAGGCGCAGAGAATCGCTACCTTAGTGCCAAGGGGATAGGATTAATTTCTTATCCCCTTAAAAATATAAAATATGAAAGCAAATGAATTTTTAATATGCCTTGATGCCGGGCATGGTGGCATGAGAAACGGAACGGGCCCAGAGAAATATGTTACCTATCCTTCAAAGTGCTACCAACATCGCACAGGCAAGTTTCATTCCTATGGATGGTTTTTTGAGGGAGTGTTTAATCGCTCTTTAGCTAACTATTTAGAGCAGTACCTTCTTGACTATGGCTTTAAAGTTAAAAAGATATACGAGCCTATCAATGACACAACATTGAATAAACGCTGCCAACTTGCCAACTCCTACGCATCGGTAGCCAAACACTCTGTACTTGTTTCTATTCATGGCAATGCTGCCGCAGCAACAACTGCCAGAGGATGGGAGATATTTACATCACCAGGAGAAACAAAAGCGGATCTCCTTGCAACTTGCATCGGGGAGCAGGTGAAAAATGCTACACCAGGCTGGGTGCATAGAGCTGATTATTTAGATGGAGATTTGGATAGGGAGGCAAGGTTTACCATGCTTACCAATGTGTCAATGCCTGCGGTGTTGTCTGAGAATGGATTCTTTACCAATTATTCTGATGCTGGTTTAATGATTGATTTGTCTTGGCAGCAGAGTATTGCTAAAGCGCACGCAAAGGGCATCTTAGACTACGCTGTGCAGCAAGGTGTACAATGGGAATAAAAAAGGCGCAAGTATCTCTCTTGCGCCTCTTAAACACCTTAAACATCAACAAACACTAATTAACAACTATATCCTGCAATAACTTATTTAATAATCTAACGGCAGATTCTTTGACATCCTCTTTCTCGTTGTTTATTTTAACTACCTGCCATAACAAAGATACCATTCTTTCCGGATTCATATACTGGTAAAATTGTTTGTTTCTTTCATCTTTTGAATTATAAAAAGATACAAGTGTTGATGCGGAGGATACGACATTATTTGTCTTTATTCCTTTTGGATACTTTGCTATCATAGCATCACAAAGTGCTATCTGCTTTTTATCCAGTCCATAGTTTTTAGCAGCCATGTGTTCCAATTTTTAGTAGTGTGAGTTTAGTTTTCTCTTGTTTCATGCGATGTTCAATAATGCCCATAAACCATTTATCTTGTTTTCTCCGATCCTTCATTGATTCGGCTATGTATATTTGTTCAAGATTGTTAAGACGTTTCCTAATTACTTTTTCCTGTATCATTTGAAATATGCTTTTGATATTAACGCTAATTGAAATGCGTCAATTTCATCTTGTGATAATTTTTTGTTTCCAGTCACTTCGAGTTTCATTCCTTTAATTACGGACATGGCATAATCCAATGTCCATTTGCTGCCTTTATCCTGTGGTGATATTCCTTTAACTGTATGGCCGTACAATTCCAACCAATCAATAGTAAATCTACTGGCTCCTTGATTCATGCCGACATTTCGACTAATCTTTGTCCTTGCCCTTCCATCGACATATTTTCTAAAAGTAATATTTTGCAAAGAAGAATCTTCGACTACTACTTTTATATCTGTTGCCCAGGTCAATGCGTCTTTTGCCCAGTCGGCAAGTTTTTTGTACTTTCCAAAATAAACTTTATCCTCATCAATAATACAAACGGCAAATCCGTTAAGCCTCATAGATGGGTCAATGCCTACGAATTTTGCCATAATTTATTTTTTTATTTAGAAAGTTACGTTTAACATATTTGCTCACAAATTTTAGTAAATCGTAATAGTCATAGTATTTATTTTTATACTTCCATACACCTGCCAATGGAAAGTATTCAAAGTTTTGTGTGCCGTAGGTCATGAACATGGTATTATCATAGGTAGTCCTTGAATATCCATCCCAAAGGTTTATTCCGGATAACATATCATAAGTTATTGTATCAACTGTGTAAGAGTCATCTGCCTCACTGTAATAACATCTTTCTAATTGTTTATTTCCTATCTTTTCAAGGCTCATAGTGTTATAAGCAAAGAAATGATTGTTCTGTGCTGGTAAATAGCCAACTGCCAAGATAAAGCAAACGGCCATAGTAAACTTGATCGGCTGCGTGCTACTAATGTTTGTTTTAGTTACCTCCCTTACTACTCTCCTCCTTGTCCTTGGCTCTTTTACTCCTATGCCGTATGCCTCTATGCCTTTTTCGATAAACTGTATTTCAAGAACATAGCCAAAACAAATAATAGCACCAATGAAGAAAAACATTGCCCAAAACTCTGCGCCAGTGCTTTGTCCTTGAATACTAAACCACAATTCCAACAATGCTATTACTGTAGCAATGGCAGCAACACGCGGAGGGTATTTACTGCGCTTGTCAGATGGATTAAGGAAATCAATAAAGACAACGGCAAATCTGCCAAACTGGAGCATTAGAGAGGCAGGAATGGATAGCAGCAGAGGAAGGGGAAGGAAGTACACATTGAGAGCTGCGGTAATAAGGTATGTTAAAATTATACCTGTAAAAATAATCTTTGGCATTGAGGAGGTAATGTCCTGGAATAGCCATTCAAAGTTCTGATTGTTAAAATTCTTTTTCATGTTTGTGATGTTTTAATGATTAATGATAAACAAATATACAAAGTATATTTATATATAATAATAAAATAAAAAAAAAGTGGGAAATAAATTACTTCCCACTACAAACCACTAATCACTCCTTTCGGAAAAGTTCTTCTCTGCGCTTGTGCATCTCATCTGCTGGCACAATGGTTAACTCTTTTGCACTTGTTTCGATGCGTAATTCTTTAAATCTTTCAATAGCCTCTGCCACATCATTAGCAGCTACACTAACAATTCCTTCTCTGTACTTTATTATAAAGCGCTTTGTTTTAACTTCCATTAGTACCATTTTTTTAAGGTGTCAACAATAAAAAAAATGGCATAAGCAAGAGTTAGCAACCCTCCAGCGGCTACAATAATAAGTGCAATGTCTTTGCCTAATTTCTGTTTTTCTTGTTCTGTTAGCATGATTATCTGTTTAAATAGTTTTTACTTGCTACTGGATCTTTGCCTTGGTCTTTATACTTGGCATCGGCTTTTGAGGCATAATCGGTGTAAGGCATTTCAGATATGTCATGATAGCAGATTTGTGCAATCTTCATGTAAGGATATATTTTGACTGGCTGTACACAAACAAGCTCCAGCGTCCAGTGTCCTTTAAAGTTCACATCTCCAAAACCTGCCGTTACATGGACAAATAATCCTAATCTTCCAAGGCTTGATTTCCCTTGTATAATTGGTACATGGCGCAAGGTCTCCGTATATTCTACTGTTGAGGCAAGGTATAAAACATTTGGTCTTAAAATCATTCCTTCTTCCGGTATAATAAAAGGTGCATAAGCATTCTTCTTCCTGGTGTCAAGAATAGTATCGGTGTACATTAGCAAAGTGTTGCTTAGTGTTAAATCTACACTATTAGTACCAATGTTTGCTTCTATTAATGGCTCAATGACGATGTTTTTTAAGGCGATTTCGTCGATGATTGTTTTGTCTGTAAGTATCATTTTTCTATTTTTTTATAAGTTTCGTTGTAATATTGTTCTGGATCATGCTTTAATGCCCATCCATTATATAAATTTCCTTCTTTAAAAGCCTCCGTTATCTGCTCCTTTTCCATTTGTATTGCTTTCATAAATACTTCAAGTCCACGATTTTTATTAATATATTGCTCAATTACCCATTCAACTGCCGTTTGTTTGCTCATTTTTGTAAATCATTTAATTCTGGATGAGTAAAATAAAATTCAGTCAGCATTCCAGCATTTGCCATTAAGTGCGCTGAATGCAAAAGCCCACTTTCAGCGTCTATCATTTCACCAAGTCGCATGGCTTCAAGGTGTCGCATAGCGGAGGCAATGACAACGGAAAAGGGAAAGCCTTTCTCCCAGTTACCGGCAGGATACTTTTCTAAACCTTGTGTCCACACTTTGGCATACTCACGTTGCGCAATGGCTGGGCAAAGGTCGTAGCGAAGTTTATTTTCATTTGTCCTATATGCTCCATATTCTTCAATGCAAGGATTCCTTCCAGAAGCTATCATTAACTCCTTAACCCTTTCTTCGTTTGTTTTTGTTTCTAATTTTTCAACTTTATTCATTATTTCATTTGACTTGTAAAGTTCAATATAGGTTTTTAAAAAATTAAGTTTATTCATAGGTGAAATGCTTCTAAAGATAATATAAATTTATTTGTAAGTTTTAACTCATGCAGCATCTCCATGGCTATATATCTTGTTTCTGCCTGGGCATTTGCGTCAATGCGTAGCTTAAACATATTTATGTACGCGTAGAGAGATCCAGTCCAGATAAAGGTAGTATTTAAGTTTAACGGTAAAATAGTACGCGCTTGTTCCTTTGATACTCCAAGTTCTATTAAGGTTTGATACGCTCTTTTAGCATGGTCAATAAGTTGCTCCTCTATAAACTTTGCCTTCTCTGCGACATCGGTAAACAACATACCTTCGCTGCCTTGCTTACTTGATTTACTTTGTTTTCTCCATACATTTACCTTAGTGTATGTATCGGAAAAATCAACGTATCTACCAGAGATACTATTGGCAGATAAGCCTACCTGGTGCTTTAACAACTGCCGTTCAACGTAAATAGGGCAAGTTATCCGGTATTGGATTTGCGGATGGCGAAAGGGGGAAGTGTGACCATGTGAGGCAAGGTAATTTATTAGGCTTTTGTTCTCGCCACTGGTGTAATTGGTTGCGTCCTTGCCATAGCTAACTCTGGCGGCATTAACTACCATTTCATCATTGCCAAATATTTCTAATAGTTCTATTTTCATTGTTTATCATTTTGTTAATGTCAACGATATGGTTTAACGAAAAAATCCAATTAACCAAATTGGACAGTATAATATCCAAGCAATAAATCTTTCACTAAGACTTACTGCTAAATTTTCTTTGCCTATTTCTTTACAGTCGTTTCTCCAAATTAAATAAAATGGTATAAATAAAACAAGTTGTAATAATATACAAATTAATAATGTTTTCATTTTAAGAGACATTTAAGAGACATTTAAGAGAAGTTTTTAATTGTGCAAGGGCAGGATTCGATACCTGCAAAGCTTCCGCACTTCTGCGTTGATACCCTTTTTGTTTAACGTGAGGGTTAGCGTACCTCATTACAGTTTTTTAGCGTCTATCTTCCGCCACCTTGCTATTTATCTGTCTAATTCCAGATTGCCAATTCATCCTCTGACGCGAATAGGTGGAAAGAAATGTCTAATCAGGGGAAAATAACATAACACCTAAACCCGAGGTCTGCAAATATTTTTAAGTAGTCATGTGTCCTACTAATATTCTTTCCTGCCTAAAGCTACTAAGCAAAGTTCGATAATTATCGGAAGTTACTAATAATAACTTTTGAACGGCTCTACATTGTTCGAAGATCGCCGTAGCTTTTGGGTATTTCCCTTTAACATAAAAATCGGTTAATGTGGAGGAGTGCTTAACTCTTTTATACTCCTCCTCTGGCATATCGCGAATGCAAGTCATCATTAGATAAGAATAAATACTTTCGTTCATACCAGATATAACCGTGTATCGAGAGTAATAAGCAGATAATTGTCTCAAATATTCATCACATTCATCTAGCATTTCAGCCGATGGGGCTGTGCTTATCCAGGCGTTAACCTCCTCACAAAAAGCTTTAATTTCTAACATCTTGCTATTATATTCTTTCATGATAGTTTTTTAAAATGGAAATCTTTCGTCACTCATCAATCCATCTTTTAGCCCTTTTTCGTAGCCTTTTTCAAAAGCTTCATCTCTATCTGACTTAACTTGTTCATAGAGTTTTTCTACATCTATTAAATCTTGTTCAAGTTCTTCTATTTTTTTTGTTAACAATATAAAAACTGAATTCATATCATTTAATATATTATCTAATACTCTTTCTAATGATTTGTCGTTCATCTTAATTTATTTTAAAAATCAAAAAATCCTTCACTGTCTCCCCAGAACTCGGGGCATATATTATTATACTCTTTCACTTTACATCTTTTACCGTAAGCAATGTAATTGTCTTAGTTTCTTCTGTCGCTACACCGTAAAGTATTTCCTGCTTCTTCTGTGCAGCCAGTTGCTCCTCCCTCTCTTGTAATTCTGGGCTATGAGTATATGACTTTTTCTGATAGGTGCTATAACTTAAAATCTTATTATCAACTTGAACCATGTACCTACTATTCTGCAACTGCTGCTCTATTTCCTTTCTATATTTATCTCTTTTTTCTGTTAACCATTTAACACCATTGTCACACTCTATATAATTAAATATTAAAAGTTCTAAATCCTCATTACAATGCAGCTCATAGGCTTCCGCTATTTCCTCCGCTGCTTTAATAATTCTCATTTGTACTAATGCTAAATCAGTCATAGTAAATGTATGCTGATATGTTTCATGCACATCTGTCCACTCCATGCTTTTGCCTTTTATCCTTGTCTTGTAATAATCAATAAAACAAGTAGGGATAATGCCATATTGCTGAAATATTACATAGCTATAGGCTTGCATTTGTAAACTGTTTTCTAATCTGTCTTGTGTCCAGGCAGCAGTGCCTGTTTTAAAATCGCGTATAATTTCAAAGTTTTCAGACGCATTGTCTATGTAGCCAATAAATTTAAAGTCACCAAAATCGTACTCTAACTTATGCTCAACATGAGGATAAATTAATATATCGTTTAGAAAGTTATTAGGAAAATTAAACTCTCTTTTCTCTCCTTTGCAATAGTCCTCAATGTCGGAGGCAAACTGCTTTCCAAATTCCATCATAGGCGAAGGAGCATCGGGAATGTTTAGGAAATACCTCTTCATGTAAGCGGAGGGATCGGACTCCCAGAGATTAATCTGCGAGATAGAAAGGTGTGGTCGTGGTAGTTTAAGCATTTTCTTCTGTTGTATATTGTGTTTCAATAAATTTCTTTACTTCATATTTTACATAATCTATTGCTTCCTCTATCTCTTTTTCATTATTATATTTATTAGTGTCTATTTTATTCTTTATATGCGTAATAGTATTTACCAATAAAGCTAATCTTGTACTTCCATTAAATGCCCAAGTTTGTATTTTTTGTTCATCATGGTCATAAAATGAAACATTGAACGGTGTTTTTCTATCTAAAGCCATTTGTTTTGTTTTTAAGTTTTTAAAAAAGAGGCAGCGCAGATACTGCCTCGTATGTAGTCATTCACCTCAATTTCTGAAATACCTGTATAAAGATAGTGCTTGTCGCTGCCGTTGCACTTTCATGCGGCACTCCAGCCTCACTTATCTTATTGTAAATGTCAATGTATGCCTGTGAGTAAATGGCAGACAACTCAAACACTAATGCAGCCAAGTCTGGCTTTTCGCTTTGCTCTGCCTGTACTGGCATTGTTTGCGGCTCATCTTCAACTACCTTGTATTTGCCTTTATCATCTATTAGCTGTATGTTCTGCCCAGACTTATATCTCTCAATAACATCGCCAGGCTTTCCGTAAACTCTGACTTGGCTTTGATCCTCCAGAGTTACAAGGATGTTTATTGAAGGCCCATATTGTCCTTCCCTTGGCGCACCTGCACCATATTTTACCACACCTTTAACGATTTTCATAATAATCTTCTTTTTTGCAGTCTAAAATCTCTTGATTATATCTATCCCACACATCTGTGAGCTGCTCCGCTATCCAAGGCACATCAAGTGCTTCTGTCATGATTTCGTTAAATAACACTTGCTGGGCATCGTCAAGTAATTCATAGCGGAAGATTTTGTTAATGGCTTTGTCAACATCCTCCTCTGTTGTGCCTTTGATGTGATAGTCATCCATTAGGTAGGATGCAAATCGTTTGCTAATGTCGTTCATGTTTGTTTTTATTAAGGTGATAAAATAGGGCAGCTGGGGGACTGCCCTGTGAAATTTATTTTTAGTATCCTCTATTTAGGAGTTGTGTAACTCTTTTCGCAAAACCTTTTTCAGTGTAAAATCTTATTACATCTTTTTTTATTGAAAAAGTATATTTGCCCTCATAAAAAGTTATCATATTAATTCCATCTCTTGAAATTGCATACCAACCAGCATTATCATTAGCCGTCCAGAATACATTTTTTTCGTTTCTTTCTAAATTAATTTCTAAAGTTGTCATAATCTTTGTTTTTTAAGGTGAAATATCGTTTGTTTGTTTCAATACGTAAATATACAAAGTATATATTTAATATACATAATAATATTTAAATTATTTTTATTTTTTTATCACTTTCCTCCACACAGCCAATTTCTGAGCAATCACTACTGCTCTTTTCATGTTTCCCTGTTCTATTTTCTTTGCATGGCTGCGGATGGTCATAAGGTCTAATGACTCTGGTGGCTCTTTAAGTGCGATGGCCTGAGCTTCTTCCCATAACGCTCTTTTCTCTCCTTCGTCGTATGTTATCATGTCAAATTTTAAGCACATATCATACCAGTATAGCGGCACATCTTCCCATGTCTTACCGGTAAACTCTTTTATCATGGTTGGAAATTCTGCGTACAATTTCTCTCTCTCCAATCTTCCGCGTTCCTCCATCTGCACCTGGTGTCGGAGTGCTGCTACTTCATTGTCATGACTTGCTATTATTTTCCTACGGTAAGTCATATACCCATTTAGTATTTTGCCAATGGTGTGCATATTAGCTTTGCCATAGAATTTAACATCATCATCCAGTTCTAAAGTTTCTGCGGAGAAAAGGCGAAAGGCTATTTCAATCTCATTGGCTGCTATCTGCCCAAATGTTTTTACTATCTCCTTGGCTATGTTTGCATAAAAAGCTAAATCGCCATCAATGCCGTACATTGGAAACACGGAGCTGATAACATTCAATGTTTGTTTGTAAGCATGCTTTTGCTCCATGTTAGCAATGCGATTAGATCGGGCTGTGATGATTGCCTGCTCGTCGGAGTTACGCGGTTGGTACTTTGTTAAATTACTCATTAGTAAATTGTTTTAGTTTGTGATAGCTTCTTTGGTACTCTATGTACTTCTGCCTTTCCTCCCTGCTCATGGCATGGTACTTAGCACGAAGGCGTTGGTTCTCCCGTTCGCGGATCTTCTTGTAAGTGTATTCATTCATAGTGGCGCGGTACTTCTTCATATACTCACGCATATAGGCATTGCGGTCTTGTTTAGTCATAGTTTAAAATTTGCATAGTTTACTAATTCTACTTCAACTTCATGCCAGTACTCGTATGCTTTGTATTTTTTTTGTGACCACTTTTCCGCTTGCATTTGGCTTGCAAAAAACAATGCGCATTGTTCTGCAAGGATTGAGACAAGGATTTCCTGCCCTAATTCTCCTCCAATTTCTTGGATTAAAATATAGTAGTGGTCAAAGAGCTCCTTGGCTTTCTCTTTTGGTGTTTGTTTCATAAATTTTAAGTTTTTAAAATAATAATTATTCCATATAATCATCATATATAGTAATAGTTGGTGTTTTATTTATAGAATCTCCATTTTCAATAATTAGAGTTCCATATTTATCAATTAGTTTATGCAAATCTTCTAAGGTATTTATATCAATAATGTATAACAATTTATCTTCTATTTGCCTTATTATATTGCCATCTAAA